GAGTAGTTTTCACGTCATTGGGCATTTTTACACCTCAAAATTAGGGGCTTTTCCTTCAGCCAATTCTTTTTCCCACTGATCAATTAATTCATCCTCGGAAATATTTGTTTTTTCGCCCAGCACGTTATTGATGCTATTTAATCGTTTCTCCAATTGACGATATTCCCTAATGTCCGCGTCCTCAAGCTGATCCAAAATTTCCTCTTTTTCCAATAATAGATCCTCGTACATTTCGCGTTGCAAATCCGCCAGCGTTGCCCCTACGAACCGGGAATCATTAGCTGGCAAACGGTATTTATTAATCCACCATTTTTTTATTCGAGCAATTCCCGTTTCAAGATTCGCCTGTGCCTGTTTCAGTAAACGCGCCGTATCCGAGAAACGTAGCCTCGTGGGCCAAGACCTCCGAGTAAATGGCTTGTAGAAGCCTAACGTCCATGATTTCCGCAAGATTTTCAGCCCATTCAGGTCGTTTTTCCAAAGAATACGTCAAATGCGCGATCATCAAATTGATCTCTTGCGTCATAGGGTCCAGCGATTCCACCGGGACATTTCCAGCGAGCTTTGCCCGTAGGACACCAATTGCCTGCCGTGTCCCAATATCAGGCACTTTATTGACAAAAGTCCTAGACCATAACTTTCCGTGCCCATCTTCCCAATGAATCGCGAAAGAATATTCTCGATTTTCCCGCGTATCCGGGGATTTTTCGTCGGGGGTAACGGCTTGCTTTAGTTCTTCTGGTTGGATTTTTGGTTGTTTTAGATCACTCGGGTTCTCTGACATAATATTCCTCCCTACGGAATACCATGCCAAAAATGCGCATATTGATCAAACCCTCAGTTAATCGCCTGTCTCATCGCGGACCTTGATTGCCACAAATTCCACGTCCTCGCCCGTAATGGTGCCTTTTTCTACGGTCCAATTATGCGAAGCGATTTTGCACTGGAGAAGCGTCGCAATTGCCTGATTTGTCTTGGTGTCCTCGACAACTGCAACGAGATCCCCGGTGGAAAGAATATTGCTCATGTGTTCCGCTGAATCTGTACCAATTTTCGGGAACCATCCTGCTTTTTTGAGCGTTTCCCCGACAATGCGGAACATTGACGCGGTAAAGCGCACCCGATACGCGACGGGAACATGCTCATCGACCTCGATGTTATCCAAAACATCCATGGGTTGATACTCGACTTCTTCCGTGACAGAAACCGATCTCGCATATCCAACCTGGACGCCCTCAATAATAAATCTAGCACGGGCTCCAGTTAATGCTCTGCCTTTGATTTTATCTGACATAGCCATGATTCACTTGCCCTTTCTTAGACCGTCAACGGGATGGTCACTAAATGCACTGTGATAGGCACAAAATTAATCGGAAGTACGGGGGCCATTTCCACAGATACTTCCAAAGTATCTAGGGAAAGCTCTAAGGATAGGCTCCTCCAGGCCACCAGTATTTTTTCGTCAACCATAAGATCCAAGATGTTCATGGCAACGCTTTTTGCCGCGATTATGGTCCCGGCAAAACCTTTTTTGCCTACTGCTGCTTCCATCCTGGTTCTGAAATTATAGGTTGCATAATTCACGGCTTCATTGACCGAACCTTCGGTGTACGCCAAGTTACTTGACGCTAGATAGGACGTGATATTTCGCACCACTCGGATTCCGACACCCGAAACTTTTTCCAGAAAGCAAAGTCCTGCTTCAAGCATTTCCTCGGAATCATCTGTTGGATTCCAACTTGAATCCTGCTTGATATTGAGCGCATTGACGTATTTGTGGGTCAAAGGCGTTCCCACTGGAGATCCAGCCTGCATCCCGGCCAAAATCGCGGCCAAGTACGGGGGGTCAAACTCCTCGCGCTCCCCGGAGCTATTGTACCGATCCACCGATTGAGCGGCCACCCGAATATGGCGAGAATTGAGATCCACGATTTGAGATTTAATTTCTGTCTTCGTGGGTAATGCCGTACCCCCAGAATTCAAAATTCCCACAAAACCATCCCGCTCAGATTTACCGGCCCCGCCCATGTATGCACAATGGGCGTTAACCATCGCATGGACGGAAGGATCTTCAGTGAGAACCACAATTGAATTTGCCCGAACCTGTTTGAGAAGATTCAAGGCGTTTTGCCAATGCGTCGTTGTGGAAGTTCCCTCCGATCCACCAGACAAAAAGACCGGAGAAGCTGTATTGCTTGGGGCACCCCCCACCGCACCGGAACTGATTTCGGCCGCAACGTATTGACTGTTGTTGTTGATCCAATCCACGATCAGATATTGATCTGCGTAGAAATCAGGATTGTTGGGGCTCAAGCAACTTACCGCGCCCCCTGCCCCCGTGGTCGTATCCAGGTTATCAGGGTCAAGACTGGTCAACCCTGTGACAAGCGTGAAAACAAAGCCGTAGGTAGTAGCAACTGGGATTCGTGATCGCGCATTGTAATAATCTGCAACCTTCTGCAAGGTGTTATGTGTGGAAGGTACTGACCGCGCCGCCTCGCCGTCCATGGTCACGTTGACTGCCGCCTCTACCTCTCCTAGCGCGATATACTGTATCTCAGACCACTTTGCCGAACCAGATACCGTCGTGGTCCCGGTGAGCGTGAAAAGCTCCTGCTGGGCCGCTCCAGCGTCACTCAGGCCAATCAAGGCCAGACGTTTTGTGGTAGCTCCATCAGCAACCACGTCCAGATCCCCGCCAGCCACATAAACATCATCGGCTGCGACGATGCCTGCATCGGGGTTTGTCCCGGCTGCAATCGTCAAAATCGTGACTGGATCATCATCTTGCATAGTGATCGTGCCTGCGGTTGTCCCGATGATTCTCGCGCCTAAAATGGCTGAAAAAGATGTTGTGCCAGTGACGGTCGTGGTGCCATTCAAATTAAGCGTTTCTGACGTGAGAGCCGTACCCGCCGAATCCATGCCGTAAATAACAATCTGCTGGCTAGGGTCGCTTGCGTCCGATGATACAACCGACATAACCGACGCCCCAGAAGGTTGTGCGGTAATTTCCCCGTCCAGGCCCGCTTCAGTTTTCGTGCCCTTTGCTACCACCGCGCCGCCTGATTCCACCTCGGCGGTCATAGTATCCCAGCCTGCACCTGAATCGACGTAGGAAAGAGAAAACATCACGTCCCCACCGAGATCATCAACGGATTCCACCTCATCCTCGAAAGTGATCGTGATCAACTTCCCCTGGTTTGTCCCATCTCCCACAGTGACGTTGATCTGTTCCGTAAACGCGCCGTAATCTGCGCTCGAAAGATCAATAGCATCGCCGTATGTATTCGAAAGTTTAGCGGTCGATTGACTGGCCGGGTTGATCTTGCAGGCGATTATCGCTTGCGCTCCCCCTAGTATTTCTGGATCATTTGATGGATTAAAGCAAAATCCGCATGCTTCGCGCAAAGCGCCTGACCGGAAAGTTGCCTGCGCTGCTTCGGGTTTGGTGAGCACCAGGAAATCATCGGTATCCGTGATCTCAGACATTGGGATTCCGCCTTCGGCCTCACCCAAGATCGCAACAATTCCGCTGGCTCCCAGTCCAATTTGCTCCAGACCTGAAGCATCGACATAAGAATATGCTCCAGGAGTCCGGATCAACCGACCATTGAAAAAAATTGATGAAGCTGCCATGATCTACCTCACTTTACCTGTTGGTTTATTGTCAAATTCTTCAAGTTTTTTTCGCCATTCCGTGACTGTCAAAGATCCTAAATTTTTCGCCCACTGTCGAAAACCCGACAATTGATCCCATTTACGCCCCGCAACTCGGCAAAAAACATTTAATGCGACTTTCGGGTGTTTTTCTGGGATAGGATCTTTTGCCACAAAAACTTTTTCCTTTTTCTCGGGGATTTCTTTTTTCTCAAAATCTTTTCCCAGTCCCATTGTCGTTTTTTTCGTGGATTTTTTCTCAAAGGATGTTTCCTTTTTATTATATTTTTTAGCCATTATTCGTCGTCCTCCGTGTACGGCGTTACCAATGTTTCCACTTCGCCAACATCACCTGAACTAGCGGAACTGTCAACGTGTATTCCTGCGACCTGGAAGGCTTTTGATAAACGAGAATCACGATCTACCCAAGCAAATTGTCGTTGCAAGCGGATAGATAATTGCCGGATGAATACGCGCTCCGGTAAATATTTTGGATCGGGGGCTAAATCTTGCCCTGTGAAGCCAAATTGAAAACAATTCGCTTCCACCAATGTTTTTATCCCCGCAAACATGATACTTTTTACCAACTCGTACATGTACGCTGTAATATCAGGATGCTCTGAAACTACGGGTAAATTGTAGTTATGCTCCCAAAAAGCGCCTTCGATATCCGCGCCATACAAGGTATCGCCGGAATCATCGACCATCCCCAAGTATTGCCCCATGACCGTTTCTGTTTCGCCTTCGGACGATAGAATAACTGTGACGAAAGGCATTTCCGCATCAAGCCTGGGGTATCCTGTATAAACATGCAGCCCCTTATCCAAAAAATAGGTTTTTATCGAATCAATTTCCGTAGAATCCAGGATATAGAGATCCGAAAAAAGCGCATCCAGCATTTTCGGTTCATTCTGATATGCTTGGATTCCAGTTTCTAAGATACTATGAATTAATCTATGGATCATAATGTAGACTCCAATAAAGCCCTTGCCGCTTCCGGCGCTATTTTTTCAACAAATTCTGACACCTTTTTTGCGTACCCTCGTGCCTGAATCGCTGGCACGGCCCATCCAATAGTTGCGGGTACGCGCACCCACCCCAAGGAAGTCCTGCGCGTAATGTGGGTTGAAATGGTGCGAAAAGTAAAATATTGAGATTGCGTTGCTTTCTCGTAGGTTTTTTCCTCGCGAATCATTCCCGCGAAAATATCCGTCGCATGATGATCTTTCAATTTCGGGGCCATGCCCCCCGGTAGTCGATTATTTTCCTGACCGGGAACATAGGCTCTTAGTTGTTTGGCTTGCCCGTACACTTCTTTTCCAAGTTTTTTCGCATCTGTGACTACATCCGAATATGCCCTACCCATCGGCTGTCCTATCCCACTGACCGCGCCGGGATTAGTATGGCGAAAAGGGATCGCTCGATAATATCCACCTTCCTTGGCCTCATGTTTCCCCCTTGATCCCCGATCTACGGTAGGGATATTTTCTCCCAGCATTACCTCGCGCAAATCCCGTGCTGGTGCGCCGTGCTCGTACATATTAGGTACAGTCCCAACCAAAGTAATGGTCGCAGTGCCGTAGGAAACAACGGGCTCTTGAATTCCCTGCAAATATTCCTGCCTTCTACTCGATGGATCTGCCTGCCCCAATTTTACCCATTTTGCGTATGCTGCGTCTGCTAAATTTCGCGCCAATTTCGTTAATTGCTCTGTGGACAATTGCGGTAAAATATCCGCTGGAATTAAATCTTTTTTGGTGCGGATCTCAATCATGGTAAAAACTCGTATTTCACAAGGGCTTGAATGGGCAAAGGATCGGGATCGCCTAGTGGTGTTTGCAATGTAGCTGGATCTTTTTTGAATTTTCGGAGCGTGTTTCTTACGATATGGGGATGCTCCATTACCAAAAATGTTGGGTGGCACAAATAATGGATTGAAATCCTGGTCCCAGCGGAAGGCTCTTTCCCCGCCCCCCACTGAATGCGACCATCATTCATGATCGTATAATCGGAGTCAAATTGCAGCTCCGTGACAGTTCCAGTGCTGTAGGAAAAACTCCTAATCTGGTTTACTCCAGTGATTAAATAGCGTGCTGATAGAAACTCGGTCCCATCTGCTATCAAATTCTCTGAATAAACAATTTCCGGGTTTAACACTGTGATTCGGTCATACAGTCCCAATTTATTTTGGGAGCGCACCGTCAAGCTCATGGTGCCTGCCACCCAATTTGTGAGACGATCTGTAGTGTCCGGTTGTGTCGCAATACCTGTCAAAACCCCTCGAATCAACATGGCCCCGGAATCGTCAATAATTTTTTTCTGAATGGTGTCTAAGTTGTACGCTGAAATATCTTGCTCGGTATTTGCTCCAAAATAGAACCAGCCCTTACCCTCGCATAAAGAGCAATTCGGGTCCGGCTGATCGGAATCTGCGCCGTCTACTTTGCACGGGCAAACACTTGCCCGCGTCCACGCCAACAAGTATCCTTTACTTTCGATTAAGAGATCAAACTTGGTGGGTTTGAAATCAACACGTTGGCCCGCATCTTTTTCCCCTTCGGGGACCCCCATATCAGGAACATCTGGCATTGTGATCGTTGCCATTTTTTACACCACCGTGAAACGTAAGCCTTTGTAATAACGTTCAAGCATGGGTAATACTTCTTTGATTTCTTTAGTGTATTGCACCAATCTTGCGCCATAGCCCGCATTTGTTGCAGAAGATGTAGTGTTGAAAGATTGTGAAAGCCCATCCAAGGAAATACTCTGGCTGGCGATTCCCGCGCCACCCAACAAATCACCCGCGATATTCAAAGGCCCGAAAGATGCTTTTTTACCAATCAAATCTGCTATTTGCGGCGGAACTTTGCCTGTTTCGAACCCTGCCGTATAATCCACCCGAAAAGCGTCTGGGATAAATTTATTATTGCCGTAGATCAAAGGGATATACGCCCCGCCCGCGCCCAATAGAATCGATCCCGCGACACCTACACCTGGCACGAGTTGGAGTTGCCCGGATTCTTTTTGAATATGAATCCAGTCCGACTCAAACGTCATTACAACCTGCTCCCCTGGCAGAACCATCCGCACTTCATCCACCGAAATCACTGGATATTCTTTTAGGTGTATCCAAATATATTTGTTATAGTCCTCTTTGAAGTAGTCGTGCAGCTCCTCCGTGATCGTCTTGGGTCGAATGGGAATATCTAGCCGATGCTCAAGCCACGAAACCGCGGATTTTATGAAAAACTCGTACAGGGAATCTGGATATTCCGTGCCCTCGTCATTTGTGAGATCCAGCCCGAATAAATAATTTGATTTTAGGTCTGCGACACTCACAATATCAAGAGCCGCGTCCCCCTCGCCCTGAATTGCATCAGATTGAGAAGATTCCAGGCCGGAAGTTGGATTGTAATACGATGATTTATAATAATAATCAGGATCGCCCGATTCGTCCACGTATTCATAAACTGTTTTTGCTGATTCTAAAGCAATCCGAGTCCCGGCCCCCGTGATTTCGCTGTATGTGCCATTTACGCCCGTGATTGACCGGAAAATCTTGAGCTGGGTGAATGTCTCCATTACCTGATCAATACTACCCACGACAATTTTCAGAGTAATTACAGCCATTAGTCATCGTCCTCCGGGTCGATCATCACCGGCCTAAGCTCGTCTGTCAAAATAACAGGTTCGAGATCATCTGTATAGCCTTCTGGGATATGTTCATCCCCTGTTGTGACTGGCCCTAGCTCCTCGCTTAAAAGATCAGGAATATCCTCTGACGACCCCATAAACGGCCTGTAGTCGGTCGTCGTCTCGCAGACACCTGTTGCTACACCCTGGCCCTGTGCGCCTAGTCCAAACGTGAGTATGCCAGCCTGGATAGACATTAGACCGGCTCCCGCTCAAAAACGGATTCGGTCGCCGGGTTCCCCGCCTCATCTTTCAAATCAAATCGCTTCCATTCCGTTGTTCCGTCCGCCTCGTACACCACAAGCTGGCTGGTCGTTGTGTCAATCCGATTCCGGTTGTGCGCGAGCTTCCAAGCGCTGCTTTCCTCTTCCTCAGCATCCCAAACCGCAGTCTGGACGTTTTGTACGTTATTCAGTTCGTTGACCAGCGTGACTCCGGTACTGTTGTCCGTGAGCCCCGCGCCGCCCGCTAAGATCACGGTCCCCCCGTCGCAAGAGGCGTCTATCTCGCAATTGCCGTACCCGAATCCCAGACTAACAAAGCTTCCAGCGTGCAGGTTTACGATTTTCACCTCGCCGGAAATATCGCCCTGGAACGCGCCGCCCGCGCCCATGTCCAGGGTCACGGGCTTGGATACAAAATTTGTGCGCGTTGCCAGCAATGTTTTTCCCGCGCCGATCTTGATCGTGCCCTGGATCGCACTGTGGAAAAGGATACCGGCTGCCCCATCCACGTCCGTTAGCAGGCACTCATTAAAAATGCAGTCCTGGCCGATCATCGTGCCAATAACCCCAAGCTGATAAAAATGGGTGCTCGACACATCATACCCACCGAGATCCAACACGTCGTCCAACAGCGACGCAATGCCCGTGATCCGCTTTTCTTGGAAATCCGCGCCCAGCGTCATGGCCCCGTTAAGATGGAATCGCGCTAGGTCCGCGCCCGCGGCAATCGTCATGGCGTCCGAAAAATTGTTCACCGGCCTGTACTGCGTGCCTATCGGAAACGCGGTCCCCACATGCCCGTTGTTCGTGTCGATGACCACTTGCCCCGAAAAAGCCATGTACCGTAGGGCCTCCCCGCTTGACCCGCTGACCACATGATCGGCTACAGCTTCATCCCACACGGCAAGGGAAATCAGATCCCTATTGATCAACGAGGAATCGTCCACGGTAATTGTGGACTGATTATCGTATTCACCCGTCCCGCGAATCGTTACGTTTGGTGTCGTGATGGTCGCCGCTATCTCCACGCGCCCCGCGTCCAGGTCCACTATGATCGTGTTGGTGCCCGTGCTGTTCTCGATTCGGATCTCGCCCGAATACCTGCGCAGTGCCAAATCCTGCCCCGTGCCCCCGCAATCTATTGTTGGATAGCCACCCCCTACGTCCCCGGACCAACAATCCAGAAAATTTGCGTCTGCGTTTCCGCCTAGCTCTATTGTGCCTGGACCTAGTAAGCATTCGACCACCACCCCATAAATGTAATTGAGATCAAGAATCTTGCAATTTTTTATCTGCGCGTTTCCGTCAAGCACCCCGGTGATCGTCGCTTCGTAAAACTCACAGTTAACCACGGTCGCCGCGTCCAAGATCGTAAGCGTAGTTTTGTCGATGGATTCTCCGACAAACGTCATGTTTGAAAAATCTGCAACGTCCGTAATCGCACCATCCGCTAGAGCGTAAATCGTGGTAAACCCCCGCAGGTCTGCGACCAGCATCACATCATCCAAATTTTTCAGTGGTCGCTGCGGCGTGCCTGCTGGAAACTCGGTTCCCGCGTCGTAGCCGTTGGCCGAGTCCCACGACACACCTCCATTAAACGATGAAAATTCGATTGCCGCGTTTGAGATCAAGCCCGCCGCGTTAGCCGATCTGATGGACACCTGATTGACGTTGACCACGTCCCCCACGTTCGAGTTCGCTCCCACCAAGTTAACCGCGTACTGGCCGTCCTCGAAGGTCACTGTGTATCCGTTAATGATCTCGATCACCCTGGCGTATGTGATGCCCCCCAACTCAACTTCTGTGAAATGCCGATGGGTGTCTAAAAACGCCATTCCGTCTTCAGAGTCCTCTAGATCCTTGAGCTTGAGACGGAACCAGTTAAGATTCATCTCCCGGATCTCCGTGGGAGTTGTCTGGACCAGCGTCAAATCTGCTTTGGGGACACTGATTACCTTCGTTCCCCAGTCAATGGAAATAGCCATTAAAAAATGTCCTTTAGCCTCGCCCAATCTTTATTTTTCAAAGCTGCCCGCGCAATAGCTTTCACGGAAATCAATTCGTTCTGTAAACTCCGCGCAACTTCGTCACTACTAGTCAATTGTTGCGCGATTATTTGTTGTTGCACCATTTTATCAGATACCCACTGCTTTTTTTCGCGCTCTGCTATCTCTAGTGCTTTTTCTAAAAATTCTATCCTTGACGCCTGCTGATCCAAAACCTCTTGCCCCGATAGATAGCGTTTCCAAAGATCTGTATATTCTTGTGTTTGCTCGCACATATTATCCGTCCTCAATCAAAGTAAGGGTTATGGTAAATCCTAAACTCGTGATGGTCCCCGTTTAACCCCGGTTTTGTAATATGGATCACTGGAGCTTTTCCGAGCAACCCCTTTTACCTGCTGATCACTACTATAATTAAACGTAGTAGACGCCTTGCCAGCCCCGCCAGTCGTAGCATTTAAAATCCGTGCTGTAGCGGTAATAGTTCCCGTTGCGGGAGTTGCCGGGGACCCGGAAACCGTGTACGTATAGCTATTCGCGTTTACCACCGTGATTTGGTGATCTCCGTTATACTCTTGCTGATTCGCTCCTCGAATAATCACATACGCACCATCGCTCATACCATGAGCTGCATGGGAAACTGTTGCCGTTGTTCCCGATCGTGTGATAGTTACGCTGTCCCCCGCAGGCAGACTCCCACCAGAATCCGCTTCGATCAGCACACGCGCCCCTGATATTGCGGAACCACTGCTGGTCTTGGTGGTTACTGCAACCGTCACATTGTTGTTAATTACAACTGTAGCCCCAGCACTATTGTACGTTGGGATATCTCCACCATTAGACACGTTGATCGTTACCGTACCCGAGCTAGCACTGACATAGATATCTTTTGTCCCACTGCCCGAAAAACTGACATTGGAAAAATTGTAGGTGCCCGCACTTGGCACATCAATCCCATACTGGCTTGCGTCTACAAAACTCATATCCGCAATATCCATTGCCCCGGCAAGGCGCAAAGCGTATGTACCAGTTGCGTCCTTAAACGTAGAACCATCTAGATCGGCGCTCGTAGATTTTAATGTTATAGCCCCGCACTCATCAAAAGTTGCATCTCCCTCGATAGACGATCCAACGTCCATCCCCCCGATACCCCGGAACGTGCAACCATTTAGCGTAACAGATGCACTGGACGAAACATTAAAATCGAACTGGGATGCAACCCCCCAAATAAAAATTGTGCCATTCAAGGTAATGCTATCGCTACTCGTCAAATCTAGGTAAAACGGTAGACTATTCGCCTGCAAAACATCCCGTGCTAGTCCGCTGTTACTTGCCGCTTTAGGCGCGACAAGAGTAGATCCAGAATCGGTAAACGTCGTTGTCGTGGAGCCATCCCCGATCTTAAATGGGACACGCACCGCGTACACGTCTTTAGACAGTTCGCGGAATCCGTAGAACACTACGTTTACCGCATCAGCATAATCGGCAAAAGACGGACTACTGCCATAAATACCACAAGCACCCGCCTTAGATCTAAACACACGGACAAATTGCGTCGCGTGCTGCCATGTGTAATTTGAACTGTACCCCCCGTTTGAAGCCCCTAAGCCTAATCCCATCTGACTGACAGATGTGTTATCGAAAGTCCCCGAGTCAGATGTTGATCCGCTAACGTTAGAGTCAATAACTATATATTTTAACCCAGTCTCGTTTGTATCATCATCCTTACCCCCGATATACCACACACGATAATTTGATCCATCCGTAGACGAAAAAAGATAAAATTTGCGGCCCCCCTGAGCAATGGTATCGGTATTCAACCTATTAGGCGCATTGCCCTGAATATGCGTAGAAACTAGAGCGTCACTCAAATCTGTACTAGACAATCCCGCATTATACCTACGCCCCCCCGAATTATTATCATTGATTTGAAAAGATGTTGCCTTTTTATTGGCAATAATATCAATAAAGCCGTTTGCCTTATCCGATGACGCTTTAACCGTACCAATGTCAGCCGCACCCCCCGCACCAGAATTGGTAAGCAATTCGTTTAATATTTTTGGAGCGTTTCCACTCGCGCTCGTTGTGGGGATAATATTTGCCATATTTAAGCATCGCTCGTCCTAATGGCTGTTGTCGATCCACCACCTGTCCCCAAAGTACCCGTCGTCTCAAAAGTCTTGATCGGAGTAGATCCACCGTCACGCACCCGGACGAAAAGAGTACGATCCGCATTATACACCAACGTAAAACTCTCACTCGTACCAGTCGCGACCTTATCGATGTAGGCTAGATAAACCCCATTGCCCAAACTAGCGTCATCCGGATCGCTCCAATCGGTACTGGCCGTGGTAAAAGTAGATCCTGTCCAAGATGTATATGCAACCCTGCGATGTCTCCCATCGTCCAATACCACGCGCAGCACCCCGGTTTGCGGTGTATCCGTGGGGATAGAATTAACCACAATCGACGTGACCCCGGAACCAGTTAACGCGGTACTCAAAGTCATTTGATTCGTGTCAATCCCCGAGTTATCGTTTGCTACCAGCACGCGATCTTCTCCAGAGACAAGCCCGTACACGAGAAACGTCACGTTATTCGGGGGGACCCGCTGAGTGTTAGTAAGATCAAATAGTTTGTCGTTGTTTGTCAAATCACTGGCCTTAACCCCTACTCCAAAACCGCCGATGATCGCACTGCCCGTGGATTGCCCCAGAAATACAGATGGTAGAGATCTGGATGTAACAGTCCCATCTACGTCGCAAGTAGCACTGGACGTGCCCCCGGTAATCGTTTCCCCGTCTGTCGGGGGCACTCCGGTTAGCAACTGTACCCACATAGTCCCGGTCGATCCATTATCGTCCAAAGCCAAAAGAGCCCCGGTCCCAGCACTAGACCCCGTGCCCCAGCTCAAAGTTTCGTTTTCGGAAAACGGGCCGCTTGCTTCATTGTCGTAATCCCATTCGTGCGTAATGCCCCGAAATAGCTCCCCGTCCATCCCGTACAAAGTTTCTGCTGTACCCCTACGGGTAAGATATTTGCATCGCTCGTATAGCTGATTGATGCTGTAGGATGCTTTTGTCCACTTGCTGTAATAATATTCGTCGCTCGAATCGCCGTCAACATCAAGCCCCTGGTAGCCTTCAGCATTTGTGATCGTGGTCCAGGTGGCAACAGTCGCAGAAGCAGTTTGATTGTTCAAATCCTCGTTTGTGAAAATAGCTGCTGTGCTATTGCCCAAACCCATAGTCATCGAAAATTCCGCGTAGGTCGCTCCCCATTCCCGCGCATAAATCCGTATGCGCTTTCCATCGGTATCCGCACCGCTATCCCGCGTCTTGATCAACATTCGGGTCAAAATATTGTTAGCCGCGTCCACATTTATCCCGGTTCCCCAAAAGGGGGAATCCCCATCGTAGAGAGCGTCATCCTGTACTACCTGCAAAGTAGTAGTCCCATAGACGCTTCCCACGACCACCAGTCCCGAATACAGGGTATCTCCACCGTCTTGCGTAATAGACCCGTCATACAGATATTCGGATGCCGTGTCATCAATGTTAAATGGACTATTAAGCGTAATAATGTTGTCGGTTGATCGCTCTGAAGGTGTATCACTAGTGATGTCCACAAGATCATTCCCGGACGCCGCCGCGTTATCCGCCAAATCTTGCAACCACCGATGCAGCTCCAGCACCGTATACGTGGATGTTCCCGAAGTATGCCTGATATCACCGTTTACCGCGACCGAAAAGTCGTCTGCTATTGCCATAGTCTTACTCCTCTGTTTGCAGCCCGGCTAGCAATTTGCCTGGGGCTCCGTCTACGTCCACGATCCTCGCCAAGATCCGGTTTAATGCGTCCATCGTTGCCCGCAACCCGGCCATCGACACCTTGAGATCATTGTTCAAATCCTTTAGTTCGTCCATGCGTCTGTCAACAGCCTCATGGACTACCTCGTGTGACGCCTGGTACGCATCGAATTTTTCGGCTGGCAGTGCCTTGCCCAACTGGTTCAAAAAATTATTGGACAACTGCGCTATCTCGTCTTTGAGCGCACGCATGGTTACTGCCCCATCCGCCAGCCGTTTTTCCAAAAGTTCCTCATACCGCTCGCGGGATTTTACTCTGGATTTGAACATCCATCCCACGACACCCACCAACATCAAGATCAAGGCTCCTGCAACTGACAACGCAAACACTAGCATTGGCACCCCGCCCGTTGCGGCCGCAGAAGTCACACTGGACATGATTAATCCTCTCTTTCGATCAGCGCAAAATTATTCGAGTTGTTCACCAAATCGCCGTCACTTGCAAAGTCCGTACTCCAGTCTAATGTAGTCGCGCCACCGTCAACCGTCGCGTCACCAGTCGCCCCGGTGATCGCAGTAGCACTCGTGATCAAACACGTTCCTTTTCTCCGCACCTCTACGCCGTAGTCTCCGGTATTCGTCCCGGTGCAAGAACCCAAAGCGATGCTAGATTGATTACCCAATAAAATCCCGCCATCCACGTTCCCGGAAATCTCTAAGGTGGCAGCTTTGGCATTGACGAAAGATCCTGCACCTATATTTCCATCCAAAAACGTGTCTAAGTTAATTCCCCAAGATCCATTGCCAGAAATTTTCCCAGAGTCGATATCCACGAAGGGCACAGAAAGAGTTTTAATTCCATTCCTGGTATTGTTATTTATTTGTATTTCCTCGAAATTCAGAAAAGCGCAATTCCATACGTTAATCCCGTCTTTCCCGTTCCCCTCAGCCCTGAAAAAATCCCCCAAAGTGACACTAGCCGGATTATCGTTAACGTAGACTCCATGCCCCCCATTATTAATAGCATAAATATCAGACATATTTACCACAGCCATCCAAGCCCCAAATTGAATACCATCAACAGAATTTTCGTAAACACAAATTCGATCAGCCCGATTCGCACCACCCGTCTTGGACGTAGATCCAGCAAACAAAATTCCCGTACTATTCTGATCAGCAAACACATCTAATAATAACAGTTCGTCAGACGTGCCCTGCCAAGCATACCCATAATATGCGCCTGTAGCACGGCATCGCACTATTCCCAGAGGAGATCCATTAGACGTATAGACCCCGACAATTCCAGCGGTCGTCATGATATCTTGTACTTGGCAACTAGTTCTAAACCCACATCTTAGATTACTAGCAACTATGTGCGCCATAGGAAATCGATCTGCCGCCGAGTTTATCACTGTCCCATGATCGTAAATAGTATAATTTTTTCCAGAAGAACTTGCCCCTAAAGCACCAACTAATTCCAAAGTAGTTCCATCATTTTTCCAAATAAATCGGTACTCACCATCTACCAACGCAAGTTTTCCCACAAGATCATCGCTGGTCCAAGATTGACCGGAATCCACGATTTGAGTAGTACTCCCCCCGGTTGCTACCCCAGAATTTGCCCCCGTTGCGACTGTAGCCGGTATAAGAGCACCCTGCACGATTAAGGTAGCAGATCGATCTACAATTAAAGAAGCAATCTCGAAACCCGCAAAAGTCCCTTCCCCCACGTCAATGACAATATTGTGCTTGACTATATCAGGCACCTGATCAATAGCCTTTTGGATTGTGGCGTATGCCGTGTTCTCGGTCAACCCATCCGCCGCGTCGCTGCCCGACGCCCGCACGTAAAACGTCAGATCCTCGGTCGTCTTTTGCGCCGGACCACCCGGCGAGTTAACCGCCGAGTCCAGAAACGCAACACGATCTTGCGATAAAATCTTGTAAAACTCTTCGCGGGAAAGGGTATCTTCCATTTTGTCTACCCTCGGCGTTGGTAGAATATGGCCGTCACTCCTGCATCACCACCAAGCCCCTTGAACCAAATTTTACCTTCCCAGCCCAACTCCACCGGACCTTCCCAGCCCCAAGGATTCGCCGCTGCTGCTATAGGCACCTCGATATAATGCTCGTCGTTCGTGAAATCATCTTCTGTGAAGTAAACTCGAACTGGGTTTGTAGTGGTATAGACTTGGACATATGAGGTTTGCACTCGCGGGGAATGTTCCCGCCCGCTAGTTGTTACCGTTGCGTTAAAAATGACTGGAAATCCACCGCGAGTTTGCAGAACACTCATGATCTCACCTCTTAGCTGATCTTAGCCTGGCCATCCACCTGACCAACGATCAACAAAGTAACAACATCTGCTGCGTCTGGCCCATTGATTGTAAATTGAGCTGCTGTTTTGCTGTCGATGGTAGCTTGATCCGTAGCATCTGTCTGATTCAGGGCCAAAACATGGTAATTACCATCCGCCATGTTTTCCAGACCTGCATCAGCAAAAACGAAATCATCTGGGGATGACACCATGGTGAATTCAGCAACTTGGATTGAAACGCCCGTGCTAGGGCTCCCAACCACGTTTTTGATTCCCTGGTCCTTCAAAACAGGAATATAATCCTGCAAATCTTTGGGGTTAGCCATTACGCACCTTCCTTTGCCTTAGCCACTAGCAAATTGACCAGATCCTTTTTTGTAGCATTGGACGGAAAT